CCAGATTTACGGCAGGCCATATAAACCTCATTAGCTGCTATTGCCCAAAAATCCAGTTTAGTAAGTACAGGCTCTTTAGTAGTCCTGCGCTTACGTACTGGCTTTTTCTTTGGTTTGCGTTTAGTAGCCATATTAAAATTATGACTTACTAATTAAGATAAAGAGATCATCGACACGCTTCTCTAGCCGTGTTAATTGATCCTTCATACTAGAGCCACCATTCGGGCGCAACTCATTAAGCCAGCCCTTAACTAAGAAACGTAATCCTATTAGACCGCCTGATAGCACGGCCATAACGCCAGCGCCAAAGCCAGCCCATTCTCCAGGACTCATTTGTCATCGGCACCGATGCCATAGGCAATATCGGATTTATCTAAAGCCCTAGCTGCTGGCCCTGCGAGTGCTGCAATTACTACAGACAGCGCTGGGTCTAAACCTAATTCATTACTTGCTAAGAATGTTAAGAATGATACCAATACGCCACGTGCGTATGACTTTAGTATTGCTTTTTGTTTTTTGCTTATCTTCATATCTTGCCCCCTATTAGTGGTATATCGAACGGCTTACTGTCTTTGTCGCCTAACTTTGTAAAACTGATATGTAAATGTCGCTTGTGGGGATTCACCCCAGAATACTTACGCCATTTCCAGTTTAATATCTTCGAGCATATTCGCCCGTTGTAGATGACGTATGATAAACGTTTATCTGATTTCCCTGCGATTCTGATCTGGTCAGCCAGATAAGGTGCGAGGCTATCGGATGACTCCAGCCTAGAATTAATATCAACTGCTCTGACCCACCCATTTGCGTCTGGATTATGATCCGATTTTCTAGCGGAATGGCGACTATCGCCCAGCCATCCTTCTGGACTTTTAGTACACCTATCTGGAAACCACGTATCAACTTGATCTCTTAACTGCACACCAGCTGCACATAACTTTGGTTTCATTAACTTAGAAGGAGTTTTGCTTCATCCTCAGTAATGCCTAATTTTTCTAACAATTCAGATTTAGCCTGAACCTTTGCTGCTGCTTCGGCTTTCTTAGCTTCTTTTGCCAATATAGCATCAGCCCAAGCCTCAATAGTTGCTTCATATTCCGTAGTATCTAATTCAATAACTTTATCATTAACTTGTTTAATCAATGTTGGATTATCAACTTTTAATTGTGCAATTATTTGTTGTTTTGTCATTTTATGCCTTTGCCAATCCGTAGAATGAAACTTCGCCAGTTATGTTGGTGCTGCTACTTAACAATCTTATACCAGTCCAAGTCTGTGCACTGTTAATTTCACCAGCAATGTAACCACCTTGCATACCTGACCTAGTGCTCCAATTTCCATATATTGACATCAACTTGCTTGCATCTCCAACATTTGCAAAATAAATTGCTGCTTGTCCAGGAAAAGCAGCATCTGCTTCTGGCATCAAAGTAAAACTTGTGGTTGTGTTGGAGTTTGCCCAAGTCCAAGCGGTTGAACTAAATTTAATGTAAGCGTTTGCAGCATAATAATCTGCACCACTATAAACAGTAGTGCTATAACGACCCCTAATTAAAACATCATCAGCGGCTGTTGCACAAGAGATATTTTCAATAATCATTAAATAAGTTTCATAAGTGTTATCAAATGGTGGGTCAATATCAACAGTCGCAACATTGCTAAAAGTTGTACGACTAATAAAAGTTAAACCACTTGCACCACCTGCAGGAGTAGCCCAAGATGGCACACCACCTGCAACAGTCAATACTTGTCCAGTGGTACCAATTCCCAACCTTGCTGGAGTTGATCCGCTTGAAGAATAAATAGTGTCGCCAGTAGTTGTCATTGGGTTGGTCATACCTGTTGTGTCTAGATTTGCCCAAGCGCTACCTGTGTAATAAGTGGTTACGTTTGTATCTTTGAGATATGCAAAATTTCCCTCTTGCGGTGATGTTACAGCTGCATCTCTAGCAGCGGCACTAGCAAACACCCAGACACCTTGCATTAAGTAGCCATCGACATCGGCGGCGGTCAATACCTCGCCTGTCGTAAAGTCCTTAAATCCTAATCCTGCTGCCATTTTTACTCCTTAGTAACTGAGCACATTATAGTCTAAAGTGCCATAGATATTGTTATTTAAAATTAGAGCGTCTATTACAGGTTCTAAGGTCGTAAAGACCACTCTAAAGCTGTTTGGTGTAATCACGTTTTGCACGCCAAATATCTGCAAGGTCTTGTCCAGGGTAGATCCACCTGGCTGAGTAGTGACTACTCTTATAGGGTCAAAGAAATCTAGGTCTAGGGCTGCAATTATGCCTGCATTGTAGTTAGGCGTGTATAAGTCTAGCTCGATAGAATCGCATCGCACGCTAGTCTCGGCACGGCTGGCTGTATAAGCCTGGGCATAATCTAGGGCTACGGCATCGGTCTGCATTAGTAGGTCTTGGATCTGATAACTATGGATAAAGTATTTATCTATTGAGGCTTGATTGATAGCGGTCTGGGGCGATCCGCCAGCCCTTGTAATAGTGGATGAGTTAAAAACGAGGGTATCATCCAATTTCCAATTAGCATTAGCGTATGGGATACCTGTTCCATTATCGTTAAAGGTAGTTACTGTGCCACCTATTGAGCCAGCAGTGACAGATCTATCTTGAAATACAAACTCTCCATTAGCATCGACATAGAATGCGCCATACTCTGACTGGGCTACAGTTTGCAAAGCGCCTAGTGAGGTGCGTAATGTGCCTGGATCATTTTGCAGTGTAGTTAAGCCTGCATCAATATCACGCATAGTTGCTGGCCAGTCGATTTGATCTAATATTTGGTTAATTCTTGTACCTGACAAGTCGCCAGCAGTAGCACCTGCCACAGTAGTTATCTGCGCATTGTTGGCTAACCTAGATGCATCTACAGCTTGTATGGTTGTATAGGCCACCTCTGTAGCATCTTTAGGTTGGGTATTAACATAACTTGTAATAAAGCCTGAAAATATAGGATAAGTGGTAGCGCCATAGGTTGCAGTGATCTGCACCTTTTTCATAGGTGTTAGGTCGGGAGCGTAAGGACTTAGTGGGTTAGTTGGGTTAAAATCGCCATTTTGATCTACGATGCGTAAAGTTAATTGGCCTGTTTGGAATTGATCGTATAAAGGGTTACGCCCTCTGGTGGTTTGTATAAAGTTAATTTGATTTGATACATCAACAATAATGGCTGCTGAGTCTTCTAATATGTTTACGTCTAATATGCCTGATCCCAAAATCATAGCCTGCGCAAAGGATGGCCCAGTGCTAAAATTTATAAAAGCATTAACTACTGGTACTGTCATTGGAAAGCAATCGAGCCAGCAGGTACTAACGCTCCGTTACCAAGTTTAGTTATATTGCCTAAAGCATTTTGTATGTACACGCTTAGGTCTTGCTCGCTAGTTAATACTGCGCCTGTATTGACTGTTACCTGTGGCACTACTGTAGGTGCTGCTGCTGCGGCAGCTGTTGTAGCACTAGATGGCATTTGTTGTGGTGCTGCATAGCGACCAGTGCCAGCAAAAAACGCATCCGCCTCAGCTTGTAATCTTGAAGACATACCAGCTAGGGCTCTAGCTTCACTAACAGCATTACCCATTAATAAAGACTGCTCATAAACATTCTTGAAGATTTGATCATATTTGCTAGGCAAAGTATTTAAGGCATTAGCAGCATTGTTAGCACTATCGGCCAATAAATCGGCAGCTGTTTTAGCGTTTAACTCTGCGTTGTATTTCTTAGCCAAAGCCTCATTGTTGTCTAGGATGGCTATCTTTGCTTGTAGGCGTAATTTAGTCTCAGCATCGGTAGCTTCATTTAGTGCTTTCATCAAGCCTATACGCTCAACGTCAAACTTCTCAGATAGTTTGTCAACCTCAGTCTTAGCCTTTAATTGAGCGTTTTCCTGTTTGCGTAGGGTAGTTGCTGTTTGTAAAGCCTTAGACTCTTTGCGTAATTGATCTAAATAGATACGACTGGCTGATCTGCCTTCTCGATTAGATGGTGCAGTCTGGGCTCTTTGCGCTGCGCCTATCTCTGAAAATCCTGCAAGGTAAGCACCTAATACTGGTATATTTTTAACATCAAATAAAACGCCACCGACTTTAGTGTTACCTAGTTTTTTTAACTCGTTAACTAGGACAGCAATGCCTACTACTGCATCTGCTGTGCTCGTAGCAAAATCATCCATTAATTTTGTAGCACTGCTGATGCTGGTGTCTTTACCTAATAA